GAAATAGATGCCATATAGTAAAGAAGTAAATGATAGATTTTATGGAGTACTAAACAATCCACAAAAATTTAGTGTGGGCAGATTTGACCCAAAAGACCCAAATGTAGCAACCGGAATGACAGGCGCACCCGCTTGTGGTGATGTTATGAAGCTACAACTTAAACTTGACTTAGATGAAAGAATAACTGATGTTAAGTTTAAAACTTATGGCTGTGGATCAGCCATAGCATCATCTACAATGTTCGTAGAGATGTTAAAAGGTAAAACAATAGAAGAAGCTAAACAGGTTAAAGATAGAGATATAGCTGAAGCATTAGAACTACCTGCAATCAAATTACACTGTTCTGTATTAGCAGAAGATAGTATTAAAAAAGCAATAGAGAACTGGGAAGAGAAAACTAAACACAGGAAGCATAATCAACTATATCCAGAAAATGGAATGTAATGATAGAAGTAACGGATGATGCGATTAAGCAAATACTTAGGAAGCAAGCTGCAGAAGGCTGGAAGAATATACGTCTCGGTATTACAGGTGGAGGATGTGCTGGTTTCGAGTACATTTTTGATTCTGTCGATCATGCTGGGGATAGCAATGATGTGTTTCTTGATTTTGGGAAGTTTGGCATTGTAATGGACAAAGTGTCCATACCATACTTAAATGGTATGACATTAGATTATGTAAAAGAAGGATTGAATGAAGTGTTTAAATTTATAAATCCAAAGGAAGCATCTTCCTGCGGATGTGGAGTCAGTATTAACTTTGATATGTCGCAAGTAAAAGTAGACGAGGATAAGATATTTGCTGTTGACTTAACATGATAGATGGTGTAATATTAGTAGCATTAATGATACCTATTTTTATTGGCATTGTTCAATTTATAATTAGCATGCCAGAAGGTACAAAAGGAATAAAACAAAAGACATATATAACTAAGAGTGGTGAGAAACATACTGCTCTTAAATCTAGAGAGGACTTTATAGTATGAACAAGTGGTTAATCTTTTCAAAGGACAACTGTCCGTATTGTGATAAAGCAAAGTTTGCATTAAAGGATGAAGGCAACGTAGAAGTAAAGAATATCAGCGGTAGTGCTGTCTTTATGGCTGAACTTAGAGAAATGAATCCTAATGCAAGAACAATGCCTCAAGTATTTCTAAATGGAAATCTTATTGGCGGGTATGATGATTTAAAAAATTATCTTGATGTACAGAAACTAAATTTGAAGTTATAATGAAATTAAATATATTAGGCGATCCTGAGAACAGTGTTCCTCAGAATGAAGTAGATAAAGATGCTATGGGTGGAACAGAGCTAATGAAACATGCTCTGTTTGATAAGATAGATAAAAACCTATTAGACAAATTCAATATTATTCCTTCTCGTTTCAGAGGACTAAGTAAAACTAAAAAGAACATTTATTGGGTACATGATCTAGCTCAAGATCCAGAGATGCAACATCTTAAAGATGGCGGCTGGGAAAAGTTTGACAAGATAGTATGTGTATCCCATTGGCAGAGACAACAAATACAAAACTTCTTAGGTGTGCCAGCAGATAAGATGGCTGTATTGCAAAATGCAATAGAACCTATTGGAGAACATGATAAACCAGATTCAGATAAAAGAATAAACATTATCTATCACACAACTCCACATAGAGGATTAGAAATATTATATCCTGTTATGGAATGGATGGAACAAAATTTTCCAGATATCAAATGGCATTTAGATGTCTATAGTTCTTTTGGAATATATGGTTG